CACCGTCGGCCGCGAACTTCTCGATACGGCTATTGAGCTCGTCCAGACGCTGTGCGTAGGCGTCGGCGATCTCGTTGCCGCTGCCGTCGAGCTCGGTCTGCCACTCCCGCTGCGCCTTCGTCATCTCGCGCGTTGCCTTGGCCAGGCGCTCGGCTTGCTTCTCGGCATCCGACTTGCCGGACTTGCCGCCGCCCGACCCTTGAGCGAGCAAGCCCTGCAGCCGCGCTTCGAGCGCCGCGGCTTTCGGATCGGGGAGAGGCGTGGCGAACTGTCGCAAGGCGTCGAGGCCCAGGTTCGACAGCTCCGATGCGCTGGGTCCGACGAGCTTCTTTTGCGCGGGCGCGCCGCGCGGGCCGACCGCTTCGTGACCGTAGTAGGCCAGGTCGGCGCCTTCCTGCGCGACCTGCATACCTGCCTTGAACTTGGCGAGGTCGAAGCTCAGTGCGCCCTTCGCCGCAATGCCGAGGCCGTACATGCCCTCGGTAAGACCCTCGACCACGTTTCCGACGCCGTCCAGGTAGCCGCCCAGGAACTTCGCGGTGCCGCCTAGGACGGTGAACGAGTTGTCGAGCGCGTAGGCGGTGTCGGCGGCGTTTTGCCCGTCGGACACGAGCGCCGTCAGCTTGGCGGTCAGCTCCGTCATCTGCGGCAGTAGCTGCGCCGCAAGCTGGGTCGCGTAGCCCTGGCTGGCTGCCTTGAGGTTGTCCAACTCGTCCTTGAATTTGGCCGCGGCCTCCGCTTGCTCGGGCGAGATGACGATGCCGAGAGCACGCGCCTTCGCTGCGAGCGTGTCGAGCCCGTCGCTGCCCCGGTTAAGGAACTCCAACATCTCCGCACCGGACTTGCCGAACAGCTCCATCGCCAGAGAAGTTTCGAGGGTAGCGTTATCGAGCGTTTTGAACTTGTCGGCCACCTCGGGCAGCAGGCCTTCGACTGAACGCAGCTTGCCCTCGGCGTCCAGGATGTTGATCCCGAGTGCAGCGAACAGCTTTCCGCTACTGCTATTGGCGTCAGCGGCCGTCGCTACGTTCTTTGTGAACTTCGTCAGTGATCCAGTCAGCGACTCCAGGTTCGTGCCGCTGAGCTGCGCCGCGTAGCTCCACTCGGACAGCTTCTCGGTCGAGATGCTGAGACGCGCCGACAGCTCGTCGAGGCGGTCGGCCTGGTTGATCACCTCGCTGAAGAACGTGATGCCCGCCTGCAGCGAGACGAACCCAGCTGCCAAGCCGGCGATATTCGCGGCGACGGATTGCCCGATCTTGCTCGCCGTCCTGTCCAGATCCTTGAGCGCCTTCTCGGCACGCTTCGAATCCGTGAAGAACGAGCCAGTGCGCATCAGCAGATCGACGACGATGCTACCTGCGGTTCCCATTTCTCAATGCCTCATTGGGGGCTTCAGTCCAAACGCCGAAAGCGTCCGTGCGTCCGATTCGCTCAGGTGTGCCATCGCCGGATCGGGGGACAGCCAATCGAGTTGCGACTTGATGTCACCGCCGCCCATCGAGCGGGCTACTAACGCCGCGGGTCGATACAGACGGTGGTGGTCGTCGAACGGGAACAAGCGATAGAACTCGCGCCAGCTCTCGTACTCGCGCTGCGTCATGCACGCTTGCCACTCGGCGACCGAACGGCCGCCGAGTGCGAGGGCGAGGACCCGCCAGAACCAGTCCTCACCCTTGGCGGCTATTCGTTTCCCAGTTGCTCCTGGGCCTTGGACGTGCTGCCGTTGACCTCGAGCAACGCCGCGACGAGTGCCGTCATCGGGTCCGGCTTCAAGAGCTTCGCCTGCTCGATGGTGAGCGCTCTCGAACCGTCGGGGTCGCAGACGCCGGCGACGAGCAGATTGGTCATCGCCAGGAGCCTGACCCCTGCGTCGTCGGAGTTCTCCTGTTCGCGCCAGATCTTGAAATCCAGAGCCGGCAGCTCGCGGAAGTGCACGACGTGTTCGGCGTCGCCGAGTTTGACCGGGCGCGCGTGGATGGTCGGGGTAACGAAAAAGGTATCGGGGAGTGCCATGGGGTTTCCTGGTGTTGATGAGGCCGGGCTTGCCGGCCTTGCGCGTGGGCGTGAGATCGACGGCTATCAGGTCGGGATCGGCCCGTTCCAGTACGGTCGCTCCGGTCCGCTGCGCTGCAGCGTCAGAGTCCCGATCACGATGGTGTTGGTGGCCACGTCGATGTTCAGATCCGACACGTACGCATCGAACGCGATCGACGTCCGCTGAGGCGCAGCCGGCGGCACCAAATCGTCATTGCTGTCCAGCGTCGGAACAGCCACGCCATCGCTGAGGCAGACCATCCATTCCAAGACATCGCCGGCCTCCTTCAAGTCCCAAAGGATCTGGTGAGATCCGTTCGAGGGAATGAAGTTGAACGGCACGGAGATTTGCCCGGGATTACCGAGTCCGGCCTTGTAGGTCTTGTCGACCAAATTGTCGAGACACGTGTCTTCCAACTGGTCTTTCGCGCCGGAGCCGATGCCGGTGATGCCAGTCGGGCACGCGAACTTCAGCACCGCCGCGGCACTGGACGACAGCGAGTCGACAGTGAACAGCTCGGTGCCCTGCGTCTTCAGGGTGCCAGTAGTCATTTCTATTTCCTCAGGACATAAAAAGGCCCCTTTCGGGGCTGTGGGCTTTAGCGCTGGGTGATGAAGTCGGCTTCTATCCCGACTCGGTACAACCTCGTATCCGGGTCGCGGCGGTTGACCCGCACCCGGTTGTGGTGGCCTGCGGCGTCGAGCGCTGATTGAACTGCGAGCGCCAGTTCTTCGACGCCGGCGTCGTCCTCGTGGTAGCAGTTGATGTCGACCGTGGTGAAGTCGGAGATGGGCGGGCCGCTGAGGTGGTCGTGCGGATCGCCGATCACGATCGACCAGACGATGTACGGCCGGCGTTCGTCCTGAGCCACTTCGCCGTGGCGACCGATTCGATCTTCGACGATCGCGATCACAGCCGGCGTTCGCAACGCTCGATACACCGGAGGGAACATCAGCGTGCGCCTCGGTTCTTTGCCGCCAACTGCGCGACCACCTTGTCGAGCCGACGCAGCAGGTCGTCCGAAACGATCTGCACCACCTGGCCGCCAATGGCCTGCACAGACGGCCGCAACCACGGCGACGCCGGCTGGTGTGCCGAACCGTACTCAAGGAGATTCGCCGTCATCAGCGTCGAGGTCGGAAAGCCCTCGGCGTTGATGAAGGTCCCCTTCTTGACGCGAACCAGAAAGCGCTCGCCGTTGCCGCCGTGGATTGCCTTGCCGCGGCTCGCGATGACGGCCTTCTCGGTCATGCCGGTGGAGCGCTCGCCGTTCTGGGCGATCGACTGGCGCAGGTTTTGGCGCGCCTGATCGCGGAGCTTGCGCGCGCCCTTGGCCAGGGCCAGCTTCACCGGGCCGCCGCGCTTGCTCACGACCTCGGCCGGCAGGGCCTGCAGCGTCGCCAGTACGCCGTCCAGGCCGGTCAGCTTCATTTCCACGTTCACAGGTAGTACCTCGCGTCGGCACCGACCCAGGTCCGCAGTAGCGCGCCGGATGGATCGGCTTGGCCTTTGAAGTCCTCGCGGTGCCCCATGCCGATCCCGCCCCGGCCGGGCAGGCCCTTGATGCCCACGACCCGATGGCCCTCGAACAGGTGCCTGCGGCGCGGCCTGCGCCACAGCTCGAGGTCGATGAACTTCGGCGCCCGCCGGCAGATGTCGGCCAGGTCATGCAGCGCAGCGCCGCGTACCGCGGTGCTGCAGAGGCTGGAGTGCGTGGCGTTGCTGAGCTGGCGCCCCAGGCGCAGCGAGGCGTTGTAGTACCGGGCCCGGGACTCGCCGACGAGCTCGGCATCGGCGAGGGCGGCGCCGACCGTGCGCAGCCACTGCGGCGCATACCAGTCGTCGTCCTCGATCAGCACCACCCGGGCATCGGGCTCGATGACCGCCAGGCCGGCCAGCAGGTTGCGCGCCTGCGTGTTCTGGCCGGGCTCCCAGACCGGCGCGGGCCGAACCACCTCGACGGCCCAGCCTGCGCGCTGGAACGCCACAGGCTGCGCGTCAGGGCCGTCGTCGACTACGACCCAGCGAACGGGGCCGGTGTAGTCCTGCGCGGCCATCAGACGCTCGCAGATCGCCCAAGCGTGCGGCCGGGCACCGGTGGCGGTAAGGAGGGTCAGCACGAGCCACCCGCCACAGCGCGCGCGCCATCGAGCGCCAGCATTGCGGGCAAGCCGATGCGGCGGTACTCGCGATAGGCGTTGCGCAGACGATCCTGGTACGGGCGGCAGCTCAGCACCAGCGGCACGCCTTGCCGCGGATCGTTCGGGCCGATGAAGAGAAGCCGCACGTCCATCGCGGCCGCGCGATCCCGGCCGGTGATCCACATGAGTCGGTTGTAGGCGGTCGCCGCGGTGCTCATGCACGCGCTACCGCAAACACGTGCATCGGGAGCTGCCGGCGGGCCATGCCGCGCTCGCCGTGGTCGTTGAGCTCGATGGGTACCACGCCGGCGTACTCGGTCTGTACGTTGGTGAACCCGGCATCGGTCAGCAGCAGCGCCAGGCCCGACCGGCTGTAGCGGTAGAAGTCGTCCGGGTAGCCGTGCTCCGGGAAGGCGAACAGGGTCGTGACCACCAGCAGCGAGCCCGGCGCCATGACGCGGCGCAGCTCGGGCAATGCCACCCACGGCCGCGCGACGTGCTCCATGACTTCGGAGCAGATGACGCCGGTGAAGCGGCGCGACCATTCCGCAGGCAACGCATGCATGTCGGCGACCAGGTCGACGCCGTCGCCGGCCTGCATGTCGATGCCGGTCCACTGGCCGCGCGCGAGGTCGCGGTTCGTGCACCACCATGCGATCGGGTCGTGGATGCGGCTACCGATCTCCAGGACGTCGTCGCCCAGGCCGGCGGCGTGCCGCTCGATGAACTCGCGGATGCGGCCGCGCACCGAACTCATCGGCAACTTACTGACCATCGTTCACTCCTGCGGTGGCCGCGAAGCGGTACTCGCGCCGGCCCGTGACGTCCGTATCCGGATCGCCCTTGATGTTGAAAACCCGGCTATCCCAGAGGACTCGCCAGGACGGCTTGATGCCGCCAGGAAACCAACGGCAGGTGATGCGCGCGGCGACGTCGGACTGCATCTGGCCGGACTGCAGGAACTCGCGGCCGGGCCCGGTGAGCACCTCGGCCGGAACGTCTTCAAGCGGCGTCAGGTCGGGCATTTGCGCGGCAACCCAGGCGACGACCAGCCTGCCGTCGCTGTCGCGGGACGTGACCTGCTCCTGAAAGGTGATGGCGTGGCGCAGGCGCGGCGAGAGCGTGCTCATCGGACGCCCAAGAATGCGCGATACGGGAACAGCTTCACCTGGGCGGCGTCGCGGTATCCCTGCACCTCGTCGGGCGTGGTCGCTTCGAAGGACGCCTTGACCAGCAGCAGGACCCCTTCGATGACGTCGGGCGCAACGGGATCGTCCTCGCTCGGGATCTCCTCGCTGCTACTGCTATTCGGATACTCGAGCGGCAGCGTGGGCAGCGTCGCTCGGTTCATGAAGCGCGCTGCTTCTTGCTCGGCGCCGTCGAGGGCCTGCTGCAGGTCGGCGTCGGTATGCCCGCCGAACACGCGCAAGCGCGCCTTGGCCACGCTCAGATCGATCAGGCTCACGTCAGCACGCTCTCCAAAGATGCCCGCGGGAACACGGTCAGAGCCGTCTCCCGAGAAGCGTTGATGACCTCGACCCCACGCAGCTGCGGGATCAGTTTTTGGAACTGCGCGGGCCACTTCAGCAGGCTCCCCGCGTTGCCCAGCCCAGGCGGGTGATCACCGTGCCAGTGCGCCATGCCGCCGGTGCGCTGGCAGTCGTAGCCGACGAGGACCACGCGGCGCGCGCCCCAGTGCGCCGCCAACGCGATGGCGCCGGCGCCGCTGTTGTGGCCGTGCTTGAACTGCTCGTGGCGCACCCCGGGGATCTGGTGCGGCGCCACGAGGGCGCCAGTGAATTCGCCGAGCTCGCTGCGGTGCACCTCCCACCACTGGCGATCCATCGCGTAAAGCACGTCCGCCCAGGGCGCGAGGCGGTACGTGGTGTTCGTGACGATTACGCCCCGGCCGCCTTCGCCGCCGCCTTGGCCTCGGCCTTTTTGCGCTGCTCCTCGGCCTTCCTCTGCTTCTGGGTGAGAACGGCTTCGCCATCGCCGGACAAGGTCGGCGTCGTCGGCGCTGAGGCTTGGGCCGCTGGCGAGGCAGACGATGGTTCGCCAGCGGCCTCGGAAGGGACCACCGCGGCGGCGCCGGTGGGAGCGGTGCCGGCATCGACCGACGAGGTCGGCGGACGAGGCGCGGTATGCACGACCTTCGTGCTGTACTCGACCAGGCCCAACCGCTTGAGGCGCTCGCCTTCCGCCTTGTCCACTGTCACCGGCTCGCCCTTGGCGATCTGGCCGAGGCGGGTGTGCGGAAAGCTCTTGATAGCGACATAGCTCATAGCAAAAGGGACGGGGGTTATTGGCCCCCGTCCCACTCCGATTACGACGTGGTGAACTCGCCGCCGAGGATGGCCGACGGGATGCTGATCTCGAGCGCCATGCGCATTTCGGCGCGCAGCGTGACCAGGTTCTTGATGAAGTCGTCGTTGACGTAGCCGGCCTCGACCGCGACCGACTCACGGTCCCAGATCGTCACGGCGCGGTTGAAGGCGCCGATCGCGAACTGGCCCTGCGGCACCCACGGCGACGGCACGATCAGGACATCGAACGGGTTGCGCGCGACGTTCAGACCCGGCACGCCGTACAGGTAGCGACCGTCAGCGTCCTTGGCCAGCTCCATGTCGCCCCAGTCGGCCGGGTTGACGTAGACCTTGTCCGGGATCCATCCGGCCGCCCACAGCTGCCACTTCGCGCGGCCGATGGCGTCGACCAGGTTGTCCCCGCCGGCCGGCGTGTACACGGTGTAGTTGCCGCCGTCGAGGATGCCGCTCAAGTTCGGCGCGGTGCCGTTGCCGATGATGATCTGCTTGTCGGCGCGTTCGAGCACGCCGTAGCTCAGACGGTTGTCGATGTACGCGGCGACCGCCGCGCTGTCGGACAGCAGGTTCTTCGAGACCTTGATGAAGTGCGCGATCGTGCGGACCGGGAAGTCGAACGGACCGAACACCAGTTCGGACTCGGGCTTGAGTGCTCCCTCGCTGACCTCGGCCGCGTTGTTGGTGAAGCTGGTCTCGCGGATGCCCTCGAGGCTGTTGGACGTCGCCGGCGCGTGCGGCAACGAGTCGTACACGGTGACGGGGCGGAACGCGCCCGGCACCACGTCCGGCCGCTGCTGCGGCATGACCGTGGTGGCGTTGGACAGCAACGTGTTCTTGACTTCGACGCGGCAGCGCGAGTTCTGGTTGTCCGCGTGCATGGCCTTGAACTGTTCGGACTGGGCGAACTGCAGGCCGATCGTGGTCGCCACGTCTTGGGTCGGAGCGCGCACGCCCTTCTGTTCCAGCTCGGTCATGCGGTCCATCAGGGACTTGCGTTCCTCGACAGCCTTTTCGAGATCGGCCTTCAGCTCGGCATTGACGGCGCCGACTTCCTTGATCTGCTTTTCGTACTCGAGGGCCTGGCTGGCCATCTTGGTTTCGATCGACTTGATGCCGTCCTCGACGGCCTTCTTGAGTTCTTCGCTCATTTCCTGCTCCACAAATGAAAATGCCGCCTTTCGGCGGCGTTGGCTGGGTGAATTCCGCGCTTACGCGGAGACGCGCTGGAACAGCGCCCGGAGGTCTTGGGCCTGCTTCTGTTCGGCGTCGCGCTCACCGCGAGCCAGGGCTTTGACGCGAGCGACCAGCGCCGTCGCGTCGCCCCGCGAAAACCTGCCTGCATCTCGCAGGATGGCTTCGATTTCCTTTAGCGAGTTCGCATCGTCGAGCGCGCTCTTGACGGCGCCGATGCGCGCGCCCAGGTCGGCCGGTTCTTCGACGATGCTGATCTCGAACAGTTCGATTTCCTTCAGCTCACGCTGACCCGTGCCGAGCTCGCGGAACTGGATCGGGCGATAGCCGATCGACAGCCCGTCGACAGCACCGTGCTTAAGCGAGGCATAGACGTCCTGAGCCAGGCTGTGGCCGGGCGTCAGTTCGCCCTCGACGTATAGGCCGACCGAATCCTCGCGCAGATCGAGCCACTTTCCGATGACGCCGTGATAGTGATTCCAGCGCAATCGGACGGGGCGCTCACGACCCTTCAGCGTCTTCTTGTACGCACCGGGCAGCACCGTGTCCCCGTAGGAATCCACGCTGTTGAAGGCCGATGCGTAGCCCGAGAAGAAGCCAGGGCGGTTGTCGTCGAACTTGAGCTGCGCGCCACACAGGGGGAGCTGCTTAGTTTCCATCGATGCGTACCTCGGTTGGTTTCGTCTTCCCGGCCTGCGCGATCGGGACCATGGTGCCGTTGACCAAGAGCTGGTCCCCACCATCCATGGGCGCCCAGCCCTCGAACGCGCGGCACTCGTTGGGGGTGGCGAAGCCACCGTTGATGGCTCGGTTGTATGCCTCGAAACGCTGCACCATGTCGGCGCGAAGCAGCGCGTCGAAGTCGAGTTCAAGCTCCCATTTGCGGCGCTCTCCCGGAGGCAGCAGGTTCACCCGGGCGGACATTTCGATGTTCTCCAGCAGCGGGCGCAAGCCGAGCTTGTACCAGCCCTGGATGATCTGCTGTATGCCGGCGCCGAAGGCGGTAGTGCTGGAGTTGTCATTGATCAGCACCGACGGCACGCCCATAAATCGGGCAATGTCTTCGACCTGATACCGGCGCGATTCCAGCAGCTCGATCTGCTCCGGCGTCATCGATACCGTCTCGTACTTCATGAACTTGTCCAGCACGATCAGGCTATCGGTATTGCCCTCCGCGAGATCCGCAAAGCTCGCGCGAATCTCGGCTCGCTGCTCTGCGGTCAGGGCGTTATCGACCATCAGCACGCCGGACG